CACGGTTTGGATAAGCATTATGGACTATTAGAACTAGGAGAAGAGGCAGGTATCTTTAAGAAAGTATCAACAAGATATGAAATGCCAGATGGTTCTAAAGTATTTGGTAAACAAGTTAATGATAATCCAGATAAGTATTTTACAAAGGAAGTATTAGATAAGATAGATGAACACGCAAGACACAAATTTACCTACGGATCAGAAGAGTAAACCTTACGTATTTGTACAAAGAGATAAAGATGATTTCTCTTGTATCAAAATAACAGAAGGTAAATATAAAGATATAATCTTCCATTACGGCAAGGTTGGGTTTGGAAAAGATGAGAATCCAGATGGAACTTTGCCTATGAAGTTTGATTATACAGTAATAAAAAATCCCAATGATATGGATACACTTGACAATAAAGAATTTATAGATTATATTGGTGACTTATTGATAGAATTATTAGATGAGAAAATAAAAAGTGGAAAATAAAAATTTTATTAATGTTTATGATGGTGCATTAGAACCAAATCAATGTCAACATTTGATTGATAAGTTTGAAGATTCAAAACATCAATGGACTAAAACAGAATTAAAAGGTCATAGGTCTTTTACAGAAATTAATATAAATTTACATTCAGATTGGCAAGAATATGTGGACATAATATACAAAGTATTAAGACCATATGTTGATAAGTATTGTGAAGATAATAATATAGATATGACGCACCAATGGCCGAATAAATTTGGATTTGAACAAATCCGTTTTAAGAAATATGAAGTTAATAATCAAGATGAATTTAAAGAACACGTTGATGTTATGGACTATGCAAGTGCAAAAAGATTTCTTGTATTCTTTTTATATTTAAAAAAAAATAAGGGAGGTCAAACCTCTTTTCCTGAATATGATTTGAAAGTTGAACCAAAGCCAGGTAGATTATTAATGTTTCCACCTTTGTGGACTCATAAACATATAGGACATAAACCAATAGAAGAACCAAAATATATAATAGGAAGTTATTTGCATTACGTATGAGCGAAAGATTAGAAACAACTATATTAAATAACCTCTTCTTTCAAGAAGAGTATGCTAGAAAAGTATTGCCTTTTTTAAAAGAAGATTATTTTCCATTAAGAACTGATAAGATTTTATTTACAGAAATATATAAGTTTGTTGAGAAGTATAATAATCTTCCAACAAAAGAAGCAATCTTAATTGAATTAGGACAAAGAAAAGATGTTAATGAAGATGAACATAATACATTAAAAGATAATATTAATTCTATAACTAAATTAGATTCCGATCCACAATGGTTGTTAGATACTACAGAAAAGTTTTGTAAAGATAGAGCAGTACATAATGCTGTACTAGATGGTATTAGAATATTAGATAAGAAAGATAGCAAGAGAACGCCAGAAGCGATACCAGGCATACTAGCAGACGCATTAGCAGTATCATTTGACCAACATATTGGTCACGATTATATAGATGACGCTGATAGAAGATTTAAATGGTATCATACTAAAGAAACAAAATATCAATTTGATTTAGATTATATGAATAGAGCAACCAAGGGTGGTGTTCCAAGTAAGACTTTGAATATTGCATTGGCAGGTACAGGTGTAGGTAAGTCTTTGTTTATGTGTCATTGTGCAAGTGCTTATTTGGCACAAGGTTTAAATGTATTGTATATCACTTTAGAAATGGCAGAAGAAAGAATTGCTGAAAGAATTGACGCAAACTTATTAGATGTAACTATGGACGATTTACATACAATGCCAAAAGAGTTATATGATAATAAGATAGATAAGATAAGAAAGAAAACTGGTGGTAAATTAATTATTAAAGAATATCCAACTGCCGCTGCTCATAGTGGACACTTTAGAGCATTGTTTAATGAACTTGCATTAAAGAAAAGTTTTAAAGCAGATGTAGTGTTCATAGATTATTTAAATATATGTGCGTCAAGTAGATTTAAAGGTGGCAACATAGGTTCTTATTTCTATATCAAAGCAATTGCAGAAGAATTAAGAGGACTTGCAGTAGAATTTAATGTACCTTTGTTTTCTGCTACACAAACAACAAGAACTGGATTTATGAGTACAGACATAGGACTAGAAGATACGGCAGAAAGTTTTGGATTGCCAGCAACAGCAGACTTTATGTTTGCAATAATATCCAATGATGATTTAGAAGCATTAGGTCAGTTAAAGATTAAACAATTGAAGAATAGATATAATGACCCAGGAATTAATAGGTCATTTATTATAGGGGTTGATAGACCTAAAATGAGATTGTATGATGTAGGTCAAACAGCACAAAACATAGTTGACTCTAATCAAAAGGAAACAAAAGAAGAGAAAACTGCTTACGATAAGTTTTCAGATTTTAAAGTATGATGAGAAAGAAAACTATTTTTACAGTAGATATATATGAGAAATATAATTTTCTAAATGATACAGAAATAGATAAATTAATTAATAGCATTAATAAAGAAGATTTAGGGCAGTATGATTACTTTAAAGGTAATGCTAAAACAACATATGTTAATATGGGAGGCAATGCTTATATTTTAGACTATCATAAAGATATAGAAGATAAAATTATGAACGAAGTTTATACACCCAATCAAAGAATGCAAGACTCTTGGTGCAATATACAAGGTGAAGATAGTACACTAAACTATCATAGTCATCCTAATTCAATTTGCTCTGGTGTTATATTTTTAAAAGTAGATGAAAATAGTAGCAAGTTAGTTTTTCAAAACCCTTTTTCTTTTACAAAAGAAACTTATCAAATAACACCTACAAAAGGAATGATGGCAATGTGGCCGAGTTTTTTAATGCACGGTTCAGGAGATAGTATTAATAAAAGTAAAGAAAGGACTGTATTAAGTTTTAACACATATTGGAAGTAATATGGGAATGAAAGTAGGCGTTAAAGGAAAAGTATTTGATGGTGCTTGGAGACCAGTAAATAAAGCATACAAAGATGGACACGAAAGAATCTTTGGTGCAAAGAAAAAGAAAAAAGAAAAGAAGGTAGTAAAAAAAGTAGTGAAGAAAAAACAAGAACCACAATTAATAGATAGTAGTAAGATGATATGAAAAATTTAGTTGAAGAATGGGATGAATTTTTTAAACACCACCCAACTGGTGGACCTTGGGATTATAAAAATCCTAGTATGGAGAGAAAGTTACAAGATGGTCACGTGGTTGATTTTATAAAGTATTATAATTTTGAAAAAAATTTAAAGGTTTTGGATTGTGGATGTGCAGATGGTAGAAATTCTGAATGGCTTATAGCCGAGGGGTTTGAGGTAACAGGTGTAGATTTTTCACAAACGGTGATAGAAAGAACTCAAAAGCGTTTACCAAAAGGAAAATTTCTTGTTGGAGATATAAGAAAATTAGATGAGATTGAAGAAAATAGTTTTGATTTTCTTATTGACGCTGGAGCTTTCCACGTGAACTATCCAGAAGATACTCTATCCATTATAAAAGAGTATCATAGAATATTAAAAAATTCAGGAAAAATGTTTATTAGAGTTTTCAATAAGGAAGACCATACATCTAATCCTATTTTTACTATAAATGAAGACTTAACTATGCCTGTGTTTGGGTATAGTCAGTTTGTATTTACTAATCACATTAAAAATTATTTTAATGTTAAACATAAAATATATGATCCTAACTATGGAATGCACGGTCAAGGATGTAGTTATTATTATTTGGAAAGTATATGAAAAAACAAAAAGTAAGGTTCAGTAGAGGCGATAAGAGACCAGCAAAGTATACCTATAAACTTTCTTACGAAAAGAAGTTAGTTAAGAAAGGTAAGAAAATAGTTTGGCACGTCATAGAGAAACCAACTGGTTCTGTATTATCAGAATTCTTTTTTGAAGAGGATGCTGACAAGTTAGCGAAGTTCCAAAATAAGAATAAAGTCTGGCAAGAGAACGGTGGTATAGTTAAACACCTGTGTTTCCAATCTAAATAATTCCAATATAAATAGTCATAGGAGAGAATATGGCATACGAAATTTCAGAAATCTGTACAGCGGCAGCATTAATGTTCACTACAGATGAACTAAAAGAATTACAGTCAGGATTTAATTCAGGTGAATTAACTAGGGATGATTTATTAGCAAAACTAGAAGAAGCTAAATCACTTATGAAGATTGGTAAACCTAAAGCTAAAGTTGGGCAGGTTGTTTTTACAGATGGTAGCCAACAACAAGGGTTTATGAATTTAATTACTGACAAGAAAGCAAGTAATCCAGATAATAAAGTATTAGATAATTTTGCTGTTGGTTTATCAGCGGCATTAGGTATTCGTGGTTTTGCTAGAAAAAAAGGTGGTACTCAACCAACTAAAAAAGTTTTTATGACTGGCTCTAAATGGCCGAGTGAGATTGAAAAGTTTTCTTTACCAGAAGGAAGTTTTAATTATAATTCTGCTGATATATTGGTTGAAAATAATTCTGCTAAAGCAAAAGTAAAAAAATATTATGGTATTTCTTTAAAGAAAAAACCTACACCAGCAGCGAAACCACCACCACTTATTAATAAAGCTTTTGATACAGTTGTGGCAGGTGATAAAGATTTTGAGAAATTATTGGAAGTACTTGACAAACAAAAACATAAATTTTTTGCTGGGTTACTTAAAAAAATAATTGGAAAAGGTAAATTATTGCAATTGAGAGGGATGACAATGCCAACAAGTGATGAAGATATATTTAATATGAAAATTAAACATCCATTTAAGTCTGGAAATATAAGACTAATATCTATAAAAAATGGTGGAATAGTAAAACCAGTTTTTAATATGTCGTTGGCGGGAGATAAAAAATTAGCAGAAATATTATTTGCAATACCTAAAGAAGAATATCCAGAAGCTAAATGGAAAGTGAGGCAGTATTTTAATCAAGCTTTATATGGTGGAGGTAAAAGTAAATATTGGCAAGGGGTACTAAAAATATTGGATGAGCATTCTGAAAAATTTGCAGAAGCACTTATTGATGTTATTTTAAAAGTTAATTTATATAATAAATTAAAGAAACAAGATGTAGATGAATCGGAGTTTGATTTTCAAGTAACACAAGGTATAGGTAGAGTTACTCCAAAAGGTAGGGTAAGTATAAATGATTCAACAAATTTTCCAATTAATACTTTACTTTGTGGTTATAATAGAATTCAGCAAAAAGAATTTAAGAATAAAAATTGGAATATTAAATTGAGAGATGAAGTAGATGAAGACGGTAAACCTGTTAAGGGTGATACAATAGACAAGGCAGCAAAAATTAAAATGTGGTTAATGAAAGGTGACGACCAAAAAGTATTAGATTTAGAATTAAGATATAAAGGTAAATTTGGTCAACAACCACAATTTACTGGCACTCTTCATCCAGATTTCAAAAAATTATTAGATAAAGAATGTTTTTAATTATATATGGTCTTCAACAAAGTCAGATAACTGTCTGAACAAAGAACTTAAATCATAAGTTTGAATTTGTACAGCGTCATCTTCATCTTCATACTTTGTACTATAATCATCTATAAGAGTATTCATTTTCGTTTCAGCTTTATCTAAAACTTTTTGAATTTCCTCTTGTAAAATGTCAAAGTCTTTTTCGTGTGGTTTCATATGTATATACTATCAGTTTTGGATGGGACAATCTAGTGAAATCGTAATCAATCTTTTTCACGTAGTAAAATAGTATAAATAGTAGTATATGATTTGTTAATGGATATGTGAATATAGATTATACTAATGGAATAAATGAGGAATAATGTTTAGTTTTAAAGGTTTTACAACAAACGATAAGAACACACACCTAGAACACCTAGAAGATGATATAATCAATAGAGGTTCATCTGGTGGAGTTAACGCAATTAACTTTCTAAAATCAGTAAGAGATATGCTCGCAGGTCACTCGGGAGCAAAAATCAATACTACTGTTAAATGGGATGGGGCACCTGCTATTATATGTGGGGTCAATCCTGAAAACGGTAAATTCTTTGTTGGTACAAAATCAATATTCAACGTAACCCCTAAAATCAATTACACAACAGCAGACATAAGACGGAACCATTCTGGTCCTGTTGCTCAAAAACTATCAGTATGTCTTAATCATTTATCTAGTCTAAACATTAAACAAATTTTACAAGGTGATTTATTATTCACTAACGATAAAAAATCAGCTTCAATTGATGGTGAAAAAATGATAACCTTTACACCAAATACAATCACATATGCAGTACAGGCAAGTAGCAATATTGGTAAGAAGATTGCTCGTGCTAAAATGGGTATAGTATTTCATACAATGTATACTGGTAAAGATATGAAAAGTTTAACAGCAAGTTTTGGTAATGTTAGAGGTTCAGGTAATGCAAGAGTGTGGGTTGCGAGTGCTGAGTATAGGGACGATAGTGGTTCTATTACGTTTACTAAATCAGAACTATCAAAATTTGATGCTCAATTAAGAATGGCAGAAGGTTCTTTACATAAAGCAGAAAAGATACTAGGTGAAATGACTAGTCGTGCTACTGACCCTTTATCTGTAGGGTTCAGATTAAAAGCATTTTTTAATTATTATCTTAAAAATAACAAAGGTGGTATGAGTAAGGTTAGAGTCTTGCAAGATATGTTTAGAGATTACTATGAAAATATTTTAAAGATGGAAATAGACGCAAGAAAAACTGATAAAGCAAAACAAAAGTATAGAGATATATTAGCAAATGGTTTAAAATTTATCAATCAGAATAAGTCTTCTATGTATTTTGCAATAGCAAGTCACGTAACTTTAGCCAATGCGAAGAACACATTGATACAAAAGATGAATCAAATTCAACAGATAGGACACTACATTAAAACTGGAACAGGATATAGAGTAACAGCACCTGAAGGATTTGTTGCAGTAGATAGAGTAGCAGGTGCAGTAAAATTAGTAGATAGATTAGAATTTAGTAGGGCAAACTTTACGTTGCCAAAAGGATGGAAATAAATGAAGTTTAAAGAATTTTTATTACAAGAAGGTGTATATGATCCAGGTATATTTAAGGCCTTCTTTATGGCAGGAGGACCTGGTAGTGGTAAATCATTTATTGCTGCTAATACTTTTGTAGGAACTGGATTAAAATTTGTAAATTCAGATAATGCATTTGAAAGAGGATTAAAACAAGCAAATCTTTCAGACAAAATGCCTGACCAAGAAAAATATTTTAGAGATATTATAAGAAATAGTGCAAAGCGTTTGACTAGTAAACAATTAGATATGTATGTAGCAGGTAGATTAGGTTTAGTTGTTGACGCAACTGGAAGAGATTATGCAAGAATAAATGCTGAGTATAGTATGCTACACTCATTAGGTTATGATTGTTATATGATATTTGTTAACACAACATTACCTGTTGCGTTA